TCCGATTTTAGGTCCTCGCCTATTAGCGCGGACACCCACTTGACTACCCTGTGCGGATCTACGAAATAGCCGAAAGCCAGTCCCGCCGGAAGCGAGGAAAGCGTCTTCGACGGGGATGTGAGTATAACCAGAACCATGTCAGTGATCAGCATGGCAGCCTCAAATGCGTTTTCTCGCTGCTCATCGTAGGCTTCGGACAATTGTCCTTGGTACGACGCCATAACTATTGATGGTGCTGCAGCGACCATCATACGCTGAACTGGCAAAGGCGCCTCATTCATCCTGCGTATTACGATGTCTTGCAACCTTTTCAACTCTTCAACACGAGCGTCCGCCTCCTCTTGCGACAGTCTTCCCTCGCCGGGCAGATTAATTCCCGATCGAGGGTAGGACGGAATCCATTTCCCGTCCTTGTAGGTCCAGAAAAAGTTCGACGCCAATGCAACGTCCACATACCATCTGATGCGCAATTCTCGCGGCATTAATGCACAAAATGAAACGAAATCATCTACTGTCTTACTCAGCGCAAACGCTTGTGTTCTCGGATCCATGCTAAAGTAATCAATCGACCGCGTTACAAAATATTTAGTATCGGATTCACGAACTCTGTATTTGGCATCTTTGTTTTCAGCGTTTGTTAGATATTTTTTCGAGAAAGTATCAACATTGACTGGCACATAGTTCGGATCGCGCGGATTGCTCACTATAAACTCGCGCACGTTAGCAGGAAAACGGTTCAACATAGCGGTGTGCTCTAACGCAGCTTTGCGATATACTGCGTCGGCTTTGTTAATATCAACAACGTCGTCAACGGCAACTTTAACAACTCTCCCATTCTCATCGACAATATTAAAATGACCGGATACGGGGAGATACAAGCGCATAAATGGCTCGTATGCCCATTTGACGTCTCGAACCTCTTCATTAAACTTCGACAGCCATCCTCCGCCGCGCTCCTTGTCAAGGTTCACAATACCTTCAACAGAGTACGTGGCATCTTTACCGCTCAGCTGCCCTGCTTTATATATTTCCCACATACATTCCTGGGCAAATAACAGCTTATTAACCCTTACATAACTGTGGGCGTCGCCCGAAAGAGCGATGATCGAACGCCAACTTCCGCCGCGCTGTTCATCTTTACCGCCTAACGTATCGCGCGAAGGCACGCCGAACAGATCGCGTGAAAGCCGGCTAGGCAGTACGTTGCGAGATACAGCCTTATCGATCTGTTCCTCGGCCGCCGCACTCAAATATGGTGCGACCCTTGTGTACTTATCGCGCGCTTTTTCGTGCGGACGTATCACGCCAAACGCGTAATACGCTGGTAATGAATTGACAGTGGATACTAGTTCACTGACACGCGTACCGGTTACTAACCTATCGGTTACTAACCTGTATTGCTTTTTGTTATTATCGACCGGCACAACCGGGTATAGCCATCCTTCAATCACATCCCACTCAGTCGTATGCGCATCTAAAAATGTGTTAATTACGCTATCAGCACCGTGCTTGGCAATAAGTTCATACGGATCGCTGTTGGGTCTTGCATCTGAAACCGCCCAAAGCGTACTCAGCAGATTGTTATCAAACTTCAAATTACCCGCCATGGCGGCTAATGCCCCATACAGTTCTTTGCCGTGCGAAGCACCCGCTCTATCAGCACTTGCAAGCGTAAATGGTCCGCGCCGGTTGCTGAGTGCGATTAAGGGCGCCATCATCACAGCAAGTCTGCGCGTTTCTGCATTATCTACCAGCTTCCCGTCGCGGCGCGAATACGCATACATGAACGGACCCCACTCGTACCAGTCGTAGTCTCTAATAGCATTTAACATTTCGCCGACGGTATAATCTTCGGCCGGCTGCGCCGTTTCCGGCCAGATTGCGCTATAAACCATCGGACGGCTATATGGGTCGCCTGACCACTTCGGCACATTTCCGGCGGCGCCGCGGTAGTAAAGCTGCTCCCACATTTTGCGATTTTTATCGTACTCTTCTCGTCGCCGCGCGAACGGATCACTAGCAAGTTCATCTATGCGACGATACGCCTGGTATTCCTTATCGTTAGCCGGCGCGGTAGACATGCCTTGGTCTGCGCCGTGCAGAATGTCCCGCGGCGCACGACCTCTTGGGAATTCATACACGCCGACATCGCTCGGCAACGCAGATACATCCTGATCAGACGTGTGCGTTTGCCAGGCTGGAGGCAGTATGAGCGCCCGCTGAGGTTTACCGCCATGTCTAATATATACAACGTCTTGCGCAGCATTGGTCGGCAGTAGTTGCGGCACAGGCGCGGCTGCAGTCTGCGCCGGTTGTCGTAATGAAGCCGCGTCCGTGTGCAAATGCTGCGGCTGTTGCGGACCATATACTTGCGCGACTGGAGACTGGTATGTAACCGGACCTGCCGGCCGCTGCGCCTGTGGCTGCTGCGTAGGCTGATCTGCAGGTGTTTTGTTTAACGCAGCATCGCCGCGCTGCGCCATCTTGACAGCCAGTGCAGCATTACACAATCGCGCTATCGTACTGGTCTGCCACATAGTTAATAAAAACCCTACTTCGCATCTAATAGTCTGGCGCCATAATCAAACAGCTCGCTGGCTGGCGCAGCCTGTCTGGCGCCGACATTCTGTGGCTGCGCGGGCACGCCCTGCGGCGATGATGGCTGCTTGTTGCTAGAACCGGCGCCCACAACGCGCCTGCCAATTTCATATGCGCCCAGCCCGGCGCCGCCTATTTGAAGCGCGCGCCCCGCGGCAGTTCTTGCAATATCACTCATCGGCCTCTGAGCTGCCAGCGCTTCTTCTATTTCCCCCGCAAGTTCTAGTTTAGCGCGGCGAGGTCCACCTCCCACTTCCGCAAGGTGTCCCATGATTTCAGAGGAGACATAGGGGTACTCATCCAGATCTCCTAGATCCCGCAGTATTTTTTGCAAAGGACCATAATGTTGCGATATTATCATGTCCATGTCTGGACTGCGAAACGGTATATTTATAAGATCTATATTACGGTTCTTAACCAATAGATTATATGTTTTTTGCGCAGCTTTCTGCGCAGCATCAGTTGCTTCCATAATAGAGCGGCCTTCACTTAATCGCGCGTTATTAAACTCATCTCTAGCGGCTTCCAGCACCAACTTCCGCACCCGGGGTGGGACATTTTCTCGCGCCAGCACGGCATCAATCGACTCCTCCACTGCCTTGCGGTATGCTGTTGTAAACTCATGACGCAGGTAAGGAGCCGCTTGTTCGATCGCGCCTTCTATCTTCGCCATGCCTGGGCGCACGTATTGTGCCCGCCCAGTAAATCTGCGCCACAGATCTGACAATAGCTTAGTCTTGCCCTGCGCAGATTTTGCTATGCGCCCGGATTTTACCATGTACAAAATCGCCAGTCGCTTCACACATTCATTCATGTTCATGATCTGCTCCTAAATATGAGGGTTTGTTACTGTAATAAACGATCAATTAGCCAGCTTGCATTTGCTGGCCACCTCCTGCCAGGTAATCGATCACCTGCGATAACGTTCCGGACGTATATAGCGGCCATATGATGCCCGCAAGTCCCAGCCCGAATACAAGCAGGCTCATTATGTCCGGACCGCTTATTAATGTGCCCACAAGTCCAATTAATGACAAAGGCACCCCAACAACTAATGCAACCTTTTGGATCGTCGGTAAATCACCAAAAAACTCAGTAAACCATGTCCAAAGATCCGGATGCGTCAACTCCGGCAAGCCAAGGGAGCGTCTGACGTTGTTGTATGCGATACGCCATTCATTTGCGCTTATATACTTATCGTCATTCGTATCTAAAGCCGCTTGCAGACTGTTTTTATTCGGGACTTTATTATCTTTGAATGTGGCCAGCTGCTGATATAGTACAATCTCTGCCAGCTTATTATAAGGCACTTGCTTTGGATTATTCTTAAGCTCGTTCTGAATATCATTTTGCAGCGCTTTTACTTTACCCGCGAAGTGATCTCTCACGGCTTGCGGGTCGTTTTTATTTGGAAAACTTTCAAGTTCTTTCATCACCTTGGCTATAATTGGATCTGTCTTGTCAGGATCAAACGCCCCGCGTATGGGTTCAGGCGCAGCCTTGGCCTGCGCGGCCGCCTGCGACTGCACGCGCTGCATTAGACCATTTATTCGATCCATTTCCTGTTGTGACAGGCGTATACGTGCAGCACCCAGTTCTGGTTGCCTAGTTATAACCTCGTTGTACACGTTGATTAATTCATGCGGTTTTTTGTTTTCCAGACTGGATAGCGTATTAAAATCGGCCTGATTGCCTACGAAGCGCAGCATGTCTGCTAATTGATCTCGATTGATATGGGTAGTGTTCGCTCGCGGCAAGTTTTCCAAGGTCGGGCCTATGGGTTGAGCGCGGGGGAACATCGCACCCGCACCAATGCTGACCCAAGAATCTCTATTCGTTTTTGCTCCCTCCGCAACATATGTTTTTAATGCCTCTGTATCAATCTCTCCCGTAGTCCGCATCGGGAGGTCGATGCTTTGTATGACAATTTCCTGCGGAATGCCGACACCGACACCCGCATCGACCACCCCCATCTTCACCATCATCAATATTGCTCGCTGTTTAAGCGCACTATTGGTCATCGGTCAAACCCAACAATCTTTCAACAGTTATCTCTTGTGGCGTTTCACACGTCACAGGAACCGCATCTACCGTATCATCTTTAAGCGGTATATCAAAGTCCTGAACCGGCAGGCGCACTTCCGCAGGCCGCGCCTGTCGCTGCTGTTCTTCCTCTTTCATCCGCTCAATAGCGCGTATAAGCGGCGTACCATCTCGCCGCTGCCGCAAACGCGCAGCTAGCTCTTCCGGACGTATATGAATCAGGCTTCTACCAGGATTGTGAAACATGGTCGAAAATTAGTTAATATTAACTAACGCGGCATCATGCCGCCCTGAGCTGCAGATGTACGCATTGCCTCGCGCCCTTGTTGCTCTCCGGCAGCGTCCATCTGCCTGATTTTCTCTTTGACAACTGCGTGTACAACAGGACTTTGCATACGCAACTTACGCAGCGAGCTGATACGTTGTCCGAGTGGTTGTGTATATATCTGCTGCGCCAGCGTAGTCGCCATGCCCTCGATATCTGCGGGAGAGAATTGTGATCCGCTGACGCCCATCTGAGCCACAGCTGCCGCTTCCGGTGATGGCGGGACAGGTGGCGGAGCACCGCCCGGTGCACCAGCAGGCATCGCGCCGCCAGGCATCCCGGCAGCCATTTGCGACATATCGCCCATCCCAACAACATTTGCCAGCAACTGCTGCATTGCCGACTCTTGCTCGATCTCTTTTTGGGCCTCCGCCGTTTGTTCGGCCAGAATGCGCTCTTCGTCCATCCGTCGTCGCACTTCTTCCTCGAAATCCACGCCCATCGGCTTGAGCGCCGTAGAACGAGATACGATACCGGACAGCATGAGTTGCAGTCTGGCCATCTGTCGGTTGATGTCGTCGGATATGGATGGCCGTATCAGCTTTACAGATACCGGGTCCCATCCGTACAACTTTGCAATCCTATCCACTGTCCATTGCAAGAATCGGTTAAACATGAATACCAGGTGCGACCAGCATGTCTCAAACAATCGCACAGCGATAGGCGCACTATTAAGCGATAGATTGGCCCTATATAGTTCAACCGGTATTCCGATAGATTCGAGCATATCGTTCCTCGTATGCTCGATCAGGTTAACAGGCGCCATCTGCGAGCCTTCTCCGCCGACAAACTGATAGCGCACCGGAAACGGAAATATCGCCCATCGTGTCGGATCCGACCTGCGCGCATGTATCATAAACTCAAGGTCGGAGGAAAGCTTGCCCATATCCCCCATAAGCAGCGGGTCGCCTATTACCGAGCCCTTGGTTTCTGGGCTGATAATACGCAGCGGCATAATGTAATCCATCGCGATGGCTTCGTTGTGTCTGTGATAGACGGCCAGAAGCCATGCTTGGCGGAAATGAGTAAGAACACGACTCACTCCCCAGCCGCGCACGTAATGTCCGGCAAGACAAGGCTCTTTGAGATGCAGAATCTCTGAGGGATAAAAACGCACATCCTGGTTGTGCAGCGCTGCCTGGAGAAGTTCGTCAGGAACGTTGCTTATTACAAACGGATCGCCGCGCATAACCTGCCGGCGGAAGTAACCAGGAACACGCCAGATAATGCGCGTCTTGTCGGTGACTGGGCACCATTCAATGAGTATTTCGTAAGGCGGCCATCGTTTGATCTGTATATTGTCGCCAGACAGATTTTTGCGGGTAATGCTGTGCCAGTTAGTACGACGATTGCAGTTCGGGCACTGTGCACTTACAACACCATTACGCCATTGAGCCCTGAATTCGTTGTTTTCCAGCACAACAGTTGCGGGAGCCTCGAACCCGCAATTCTCGTTGCCGCACGAGAAATATTTGCGCATCGGCTCGATAATGCTGATGAAGCTGTTACCGTAGGTCAAAAAATCGATTCCGATGGCCTTCAGATGGCTATATATACCAAGCGTGTTTTCGAGCAGCTCTTTATATTTCTTTTTGCCCGCATCGTCCGTGCCGCTGACATCGATTTCAGTAATAAAGTACGACACGACGCGTTCGATAGCCGAACGATATACAGGCTGCGTGGATACGATAAACTCGCACCAGCGCAGTGCGTCAATCATCGATATCGGCATCTGCGTCGATGCGTAATCGAACCACGGAGCAGGAAATGCCTGTTCCCGCTCACCAGACCACGCCATAGGGATTAAATCTTCAGAACCTTGCAGCATGATCGTCAGCCTTATACTATTGCCCGAACCCGCCTGGCAACGTCAGTTATGTTTGCACACGCTTTTCGACCTTTTTAGCCAACCGCACCTGGGGGCAGTTGGCCAACTGTTTCAGTGTTTTCGGCTTGGCGCTCGGCTTTTCAGGCTTCGTAACGCCTTTCATAACAGCGCCGATTTTAGTCATCCCCATAGTTAACCTCCTTTAGCACCTCTAGAATGCAAAGCTCGAAACCGCGAAATGTGAAAACAACCGGATTGTCCAGGCTGCACAGAAATATTCTTTTATCACCATCCAATGCGACAGCCAGCCGTCCATCGGGTACCCGCAAGATGGCGGTACGCGTGGAATCATCTGATAGATCCCACACGAAAGCTATATGGCTCACCCTGTTATCGGTTTGAATCTCAATAATTTCATGAAAGCTCGCCATCGTTTTGAATGGCGTGCCTTCCATCTCCATTTCTACTTTGCGCTTTGGTAATGTGCGCGATACCTGTCCGCTTTGTGGCGCAGCAACAGGTTGCACAGATGGCTGCGGCGGTTTCTGCTCTACTTTGTTAAATAGAGAAGGACCTACGACTTTACCGGCGGCAGCCATTGCATGTGCTGCGCGCCCACGAGGAATAACCGCACCTGTAGTTGGGTCAAACATACGTTCGTACTCCGTGCCCGGGTCTATAATAATCGGGCGACTTACACGGTTTGGATCAAAATCAGGACTGACATCATTGACTCTAGCCATAACCAGGTATCCGGCGCCGGGAGGTCGCACCGTCTCCCATCCGGGTATCTGACGATATGGTGCACCGAGCCGTTCGCCGATAAACGTTTCCGAAGATTGTACGTTGGCCGCCATATTACATACCTTACATTTGAATTACATCCAACAAACTCTTAACCGATCCATTTTCGCTCACCGGCGCCTTTATTGGCTTAAGCGGTACGAAATTATCGCCCGCGACTATGCCAGGCGCCGGCGTCTTGGTAAGCTTCCACTGTTTGCCTTCAAACACGTTAATGTATATTGGACTGTCTGGATTGTTGATTTGCTCTATTTGAAGCTCTTGTATTGCATCCAAGCATTGCTGCATGGTATCGAATTCTTTAATAGTCGGGGCGCCGACGTCACGAACACATACTAAATAAAAGCGCGGGTTGACGCCCTGGCTAAGCAGATCGACAGCCCGCGCAAACGCGTCGGACATACCGCGTAGAAGTACAATATCGCGATCTTCGTTACTCATGGTTAGTTAATATTAACTATTTAACGCACTTTTTCGCCAAGAACCGTATCGCAAACCATTTCCAGCAGCCATCTTGCGTCGGCATGATTGGGATCGCGTATCTTAGGCCACTTCTTTTTGGCTGCATTTAGCATTTGTTCTTTATTAGCATGCCCGCTGCCAGTAGCGTAGCGCTTTATCTCAGTAGGCGAAAATCCTTTATACTCGACGTTATTATCAATACACCACATTTCTATCACAGCCTGAAACTGCGCGAGAACCCGCGTTGCATGCCCATATCGCAGATTGCGTGGTGCCTCGAATACTACCAGATCTACGCCATATTTGCTTTTAATATCATTCAGCATCCCGCGCAGCTTTATTAGTCGATAGCCAGTACTTTCATCCGGGCCTACTGATAAGTCCCACACACCACCAGCCCCACACGAGTGGGCCCATCCAGTGTTAGTTCCTATATCCAGCGCCAGAACACTAATCGACATTAACCGTCCCCCACAGGCTAGCACGCTTGCGGCGATCATGCGCAGCCGCAAGTTGCCGCTTCACTTCATCCGGGAACTTAAACTCGGACTGTATACGTCCACACGGCACTACGCCATGAGCAGCAGCAAGTTTATGGAATGTGTCACCAACCGGACCAGCCAATACCTTCGACATGCGAACGGGGTCCAGATGACCGTTATCGTCAGTCATACGCGCCATCGTGCTGGTGCCGACAGCGGCCTCCAATACATCTCGCGGAATCTTGCTAGTAATGTCGTCCAGACCATATATCACGCCGGCTCGCGCATTTTCGACGAATGCCTGCTTTACAAGCCGCAGATCATTACGTGTAAACCCGAACAGCGCATCCTCAGGCATATTATTGCCATCATAGTATCTATTCCACTTGTACGCACGATCCATTCTGTCAAGCAGCTCTACCAGAGAAAATCTGGAACTGAAGTCCATGCCGCCATGCTGCTCGATTGCCTGCGCCAGCTTGGTTAGTGGTTCGACGAGAATATCGGCATTTGGAGTGCGCTTGGCCCATGTAATTCTTTGCCTGATCTGCTTAAGTGCGTCGTCTTTGGATGAAATACCGTCGCATGCGCTCTTGGTAATAGGTCCTTCGGCGTCATGCAATGAAGTCTCAAAGTGAGCAGCCGCGTCTAGAATGTTGTACGCCATCTGATGTCGCAAATGCCACGGAAGCTCGTGTCGGTGTGCAACAAAATATTCGGCGGCTCGCTTAACTTCGGCAGCGCTGCGCATTGGGTACAACTTGCGTACCGTATTTCCCTTTTTAACGATCAGCCCGTATTTGACATCCGAAGTCGGCTCGGCGGGCGGCCCTTCAAGCATCCGTTTTACTTCATCGTCGATAGCGAACGCATTTGCAGCCTTCAATATGTTTTGTTTCACCGATTTACGTCGATGTTCGGGCATATCGGCAGCTAGTTTGGTAAACGCCGCTGCCGACAGTAAAATCATTTGTGGTGTGTCTAGCGGAAAGCGTTTATTAACGCTGTCTGCGTAATAATCGGGCTCGGCTGTGTTTGCGCTTGCGGACTTTACAAGTTTCGCTGATGTGAGTCGCGCGAGTTGTTGCTCACTAAGGCCGAAAAATCTCTTAATATTCATAGGATTAGCGTCCTCCGATATGCGACAAATTTAGTCTTGTCACAAAGATATATTAGCGAGTCAAACGCACAGCGTCTTCCCATATGTGTTTTAGCATTTTATCTATAGGCTCATCTTCATATTCATTAGGCGGCGGTATGTTACGCTCCCAGTATGCTTTGCGGTTGATAACGTTTAGCTCCGCTTTAAGCCGCTCCAGATTGGCTACTTCTTTCGGACTCATATACGGCCCAATTGACCTCAAAAACGCTCTAGTGCGATCTCTAATTTTCACAAGTCGTTTGAATAACTCTGGATTATGACGATCCACGCCCGACGAAATCATGCGCTGTACATCTTTCATATCTTTTATGTACTCATCCACGTATTTTTTATCTGCGAACACGGTTGCACCAGCGAGCAAGTCCCTAAGATTGCGGCTAGGACGCCCTTGATCCACGTGCTCAATCACGTTCCATATGCTTTCCAGCATTTCATCTAGAGGCTCATCATTATGCGGCTTCATGCCAAAAAGCCGGCGACGGCGGTGGCCGAGATCGTTAAGCCGCCTTTCCATCAGCTTATATAAGTCTTCCGGAGGTCTATTCTGCCTAATTGCCCTCAAAAGATCGATAGTGCGGTCCTGAACATCATCAATCATCTCTCTTAACGCCGGCTTTTCATCAGGATCAACACCGGCCGCAAGCATGTTAAACACGTAAGTAAGATTTTCCAAGTAATTATCAAAATCAAAGTCTTGTATCTTTTTAAACCAGGGTGACATACCGTGAGTATCTTCGGCCGGAATGCTCACCATCATCTGATTTTGCATATCGGGCTCTGGTGTTGATGGAACTTTGGGTGCTGATGGCGCAGCAGTTTGTAACACAGGTGCCGGTGTTTGTATGCGTATATCGGGTTTTGGTGTCGATGGAATAGCGCTTTGTAAAATAGGCGCCGGCATCTGCGCGGGCGTATAGGGTTTCGGCGCTGCGGGTGTAGTTTTCTGTATATCGGCCGCCAACGACTTGTTAATGTCGCCGGTAATATCCGACGGCCTCAGCAGCGCCGCGCCAAGCTTTTTCCAATCAATTGCCCGCTTTGTAATCATGTGCAAACCTCGTCCTACAAATTAAGCCGCCAATCTAACCAGAACAGCGCTGATGGCGCACGGAAAAAATCCCACTCATGTCGGGGCAGTCGCTCCATTAGACGCTCCAGCTTATAGGTAGACGTGTTTATATCCTGTAGTATATCGGTCAAATCCCTATCAGTATCTGCCCACCTAGTGCTTTTGAGCGCCTCACTGCGCAGCCTACTTAATTCTCTATGTAGATACTTTCTTGAAGCCTCCCGCTCCTCTTGGGTCCAATCTCCAGGGTAACCGTACGACGAAAGCAAATCTATTGTGAGTTCGCCGACTTCTTTAACATAATTCTTAAGTCTATCATGATCATAAGAAGGACCACTCAGCTCGCGAAGCAGTCTTTTTACACTTTCCAAGTATTTGTCTACATATGGCCTATTAAAGCCGGGTTCGATCTGCTCCTGCTTATCTTGCTTGGGCGTCGTTATAGGCTTATTATCCGGTGGGCGGATCGCAGGCGGCGGGCTAAATGCGCTCATAAGCTTTTTACCGCCGTATCCTATACCTGCGCCAGCTCCTGCGCCTAATACCGCGGCGCCGAACAGCTCGGCGATTCGCCGCCATTTCGGCATCTCTTTATTACGTCGCGCAAGATACGTAGCAAGGGGGGCGCCTGTGCCGCCGATAATGGCGCCCAGCACTTCCGGCGTCAACAAGGTCTCGCCGATCGCTTTCCAGTCTACTGCCCGCTTTGTATGCATTGGTTATGCCTCACCCGTTATAAACAAGCGGAGTTATGCAATGCGTATCATTTCATACGCTGTTCTCATTATACTAAAAATTATTAACTAAATCGATATGTAATAATAATCGAAGCGCACCGTGCGCTTCGATTATACATTGCCAAAATAGCTAACGCGGCGGTAAGTTTTGAAGCTTGCCGCCAACGATTAGCGCTCGCGCATCCTTTGGCAACACGATGGCGTTGATTGGCCTATCAACGGTGTTGCCTCCGCGCTTGTTTGACCCGTTGCTGCGCGAGCCATTGCGACATTTTTGGCTGTAATGTCGCTGTGCCGATTTTTTATGCGGCAGCGAGTCGCGCGCACTATATGACAACCCTCGGCGCGACGAACGCTCGCTACGTCCGGAACATTCGGTACCGCCTTCTTCGCTGCCGAACAGCTTCCATAACAACCAGATGGTAAAACAGATCAGCGTAATGATCGCTGCTATCACCAGCGTGGTTGCTACTACGTCAAGCACCATTTTCAGCAGCCCAAAAGCAAATAATCCAGCTGCGAGCGCCGCAATCCCCGAGTTGTCTATGTATAAACGAGAATCGCGCATGATATTATCCTCGCGCGTAGCAACAATATCGCTATTGGGAAACAGCCCCTAATAGCACAGTCCGATGCGATTAGCACTGTGCCGTTCGCAAACATAAACGAAAAAGACCGGGCGACAGGCCCGGTCTTTGTCGTCGGCATGGGCTTTTCGTTGGACCAGTGAGTCGCCTATAGCCGACATTTTTGTGTGGTGACGACCCGAAAGTGGTACTCAACGCGCCCACATAAGATAAATAATTTACGGTCCGAAAACTAGTTGGTTAACCCCAGGCACCTCCTTTCTATCTAGTGTAATGCACATAGTAGATATGCACAACAGTGGGTTATTACTAAGGCTAATTGGTACTTAATTTTATGGGTAATTTGTGGCATTTACATTTGGAAGGAACCGCGCGGTGCGGTTCCATTTGGTAACCTCTTCACGAGGAGGATAGAAATGATGAAGTTTCTCCGACGTATTTTTGCTCGCGGCGAATATTTCGCCGCACCGATTGTGTTTGTTGGGCGGGCCCCGTGGTGGCGGGGCCCTGTACTGACTACCCTAAAATGGAGGTCCCCGGACGGGCAGGCAACCGCCCGTCTGGAAATTCCGAAGGAACGACCGGACGATGATTTTCTCATCGTCCGGGTTGACGGTCGGTCAGATGCACTACACCTTCAGCCTATTTGGCTGGGGGGCGTCTGGGGGTACTTTGTTACCCCCGAAAACGCCTTTGTTGATTTGCACAATCTCCAAAGGCACCTGCGCCCACACCATGCCCTCACCCTAGAAGTGGGGGCGGAGCGCACAAAGTGGCAGCCGATTGACTAGCTGCCACCTGTTAACAAGCCAGTGGCTGCGCACTAGGTGCCGGCCCTGGCGCACACCCACAGGCTTTGGCCGTGGGTTTTTCTTAGCTATAGTTTATCGCCCCAACATCACAACCATTTGTTAATATTAACAAACCGCCCTATAATGTATTCGTATGTCGCATTATAGAGGAGACGAAGAATGGCAGTTGACGACATCCTTACAACACTCAGACGATTGTTAATGGGTGGACAGCATTCGTCCGCCGCGCTTCTATTTGTTGGGCGCGCGCCAGCTGATGCGCCGCCGATCCTGGAAATAATGCGCTGGCGCGCACCGAGCGGTCGCTATGTTGCACAACTGACGCTGCCAAGAGATATGCCGAAAGACGAACATCTTGACTTGGAATTCTTTGACGAGCACGGACGCCCGGCGAAGGATATGACTGGGCAGCCAGTCATGGTAAACGGGTACATCACCACGGTCGATAAGAAAGGACGCGCCCGCCTGAACGTAAAAGATCTCAGAACTACGCTGCAAGATACTCCAGGCCCGCTGGTCCTAAGAGTCGGACCGCAGCAAAGCGAGTGGGACGCTACTGACTGACTTACGCTGCAAAACAGTCTGTGTGGCGCGCGTAATACAAACCCGCACATCTGAGCGGGTGTGTGGGTTTGTTTGTTAATATTAACAAACTCGCCACACCGCGCTACGATTCCGCCTCAGTCTGAGAACTGCCCGCACCATATTTCTCATCAATGGCGCGCACCAGATCTGGCCACTTTTGTGTTACTTGCCACAGACCGCAGCACGCATACGTTGTCGCTTGTGCGAAGTCGTCGCTGTTCGACGGATGCCTTGTAACACGATATACTTCTCCAACCCTGGTGCTGATCTTTTCTTCAGACAACGCCAGAAAGTCACGCAACAGTCCGGGCGCATCTGGCGATATATAGTCATAATCGAAGAAGTGTATAATACCTACACGTATTGCGTTGCATACGAGCTGTATGGCCCTGGTTTTGTCAAGCATAAAGTAGTCGCGCGCATATCCGCCATGCGCAAGCTGCTTGACGCAGAGGAATCTTGCCGGGGCCATAGTATATACCATTGGCAGGATATTATCAGTCGATATGCCAGCTTGCACCAGCAATGTTTCTCTGATCGCCCCGCCGCCGGCATAGTCATGAGCGATAAAGTTCGGTCTTAGCTTTCGACAGTAATCAAAGATATTTATAGCCTCGCGTATGTGGTCGTGCGGCGTCAACAGCTTTATACCCCATATTACGTCGATCTTGCCATCATACCGCATTCCTGCTAGCGAAAGCGTTGTCAAACTAATGCCTCGTTCTCCGCCCCCGCCCCAGTCGATTCCCAACACGGTGGTTACATATCGGTCGCGAACCGACATTGCATGTTCGACTGTGTTAGGGCCTAAAATTGCCGCCTCGCGCAGCTCTTTCTCTGTCAATAGATTCGCAGCCAAATCATACGGCCAGCCCAACACCTCGTTATAGAACATGTTTATTGGTGTTGGTCCAACCCCGCGCTGCTTTGCCAGTATGCGCCCCCAGTTCTCAGGATTCGCATAGTAATACGGCATAATCGGCTGCGAAACATGATACCCAGGATACCTCCATCTGCGTTCAGGATATCGGTGTACCCAGCGCCCCTGTCGTGGAGATATTGGCTGTCCACACTTATGACAGATCGTTCCTGGATACCTCTCTGATATATCATCTACCTGCGGACCGAGCATACGCTCTAGATGGAAGTCTGGCGACGGGATGTTCCATGTAGGAAAGCCGCCGGTGGTGCAGTGTGAGCACGGTATAAACCATTCGGCCTGCGAGCTATCCTGCCACATGGCTGCGAGCGTATTATCCCATGTCTTGGGTGTACCGCTGCACAACTCAAGCTGGCCGAACTGCGAATGGCTTATAACTTCGCGTATTACGGGCAGCAGGTCTATAAGTATGTCTTGTGCTTCATCAATGACTAGCCGCGATCCTGGAAGCCCGCGCACTCGCGTTGCATCCCTGAACGCATAAGTGAACAGCATTCTCGATCTGTTGGAGAAATCGCGGTGCAATACTCTACGAATCATCCCCGGCGTTACTAGCACTTTACCGATCGGCGAATCGTCCAGCAGCGTAGCTATATACATAGTGCTCAGTCGCCTAGCCTGTTCGGCCAGCGGCGTTACGAACACTACTGTCATAAATGGAGCTGAGCTGCACAAAAGTATACTCTGCACAGCGAGGTTTGTACTCTTCCCAACCTGGCGCCCGGTCATGAACACCATTTGCGGCGGCTGAACAAATGTATACATTTCCTCAAATACGAAGTGCTCGGCAAGTGTATATGGCTTGCCGTACAAAGAAAACAGCAGCGGCAGCACAGGCGCCGCACTAGACAGCTGCCCGGAGCGACATACACGGATCACATGCTGCAGACCAGCTGCTACACTATCTTTTGTGACCTCGTTAATAATCCCGTCCATTCTGTAACAGGGCTGCTTGTTAACATTATCAATTTAACCAGATGACTGCTACT